ATGAATGTGTCTTGTTTGACAGTTTCTAATTGATTTGTTAGTTGAACTTTTGTCAGCATTTGTTACTTGAGCATCAAAATAATTGTTATCAAAAACTCGAATAATTCTTTGACAAATAGACGTGGGAATTAATTTACGTACTTCTACTACGTATTGGTTCATTAAAATTTAAAAAAACACCTTAGTAGGTAATACCATTATTTGATAAATAAGTAACTCTAGCAGAATCGGCAGCTGTAACTGCTGCTGTTTCATCTTCAACAAAATCTTCAATACTATTACCCGCATTTGTCCAAGATGTTTGTTGTGAAACTATGGTGGCAGTGTATGTATCCATCCATTCTTTTTCAGCCTCTGTTCTCTTAACCATATTAGTAACCCATTGAGGTAAATCTGATTGTGATTCGTAAGTAAGATTCTCTCTTGTATCTGTATACTCTAATTCAAAAGACCAATCACTACCTACTTTTCTACATTGAAGAGCATGAACTTCTGTCGGAATCTCAGTGTGAGATCGTATATTAAAAAAAGTTGTGCCATCAATAACAACATCGGATTCTGTATTACCTGATCCCAAAGCAGGACCATCATTTGGTTGATTTTTCTTATCAGGATTAGGTGCACTATCAAAAATAATAGTAAGCTGTGATGTAACTGTTGTATTATTTATATTTATTGACATTTTTTACTACCTTTTTATTTTTTAATTTTTTAGGTTTATCACTTACTTTTACCTTATTATTGCTTAATTGTCTAATGGTTTCCTCTTCCAAACTTTCATCTTTAGTTTCCATGGCTTCTTGATGATTACCAATTAATTCAAATATAGAGGAGGCAGTTTCCATGGCTTTTTTAGCATTACCACTTTGAGCTAAAACCTTTGTCATTATATTATTTGACTGAACCATTTCATTTCTAAAGGATTCGGTAGCAGCTTTTGTACCCATTATTTGTTGTGAATTTTCGATTAAAAGCAAAGGAATCCATGCTATGGAACATCCCCATTCTTGTACATCAAGTCCTGTTTGAGGATTCTTACCTTGAAGCATATTATACCATACACATTGATGTTTGATACATTTTTTATTTAAAAGAGGGCACTTACCGTCAGGGTCAAATATAGGCACTAGTCTTTTGCTGCTACAATTACGTTTGCGTATTTTATGTCCATAGCGGGAATAGAAAACTGTGCATTTGGAGCATTTGCAGATGAAAGGTTGCCACTAAAAGGGTGAGTATGACTACCACCACCACCAGTCTGACTTGTTCTAAAGTTAAAGCTTGATGGATTATTCATAACGTTACCTGATAAATTATCAGCTGGAGGATTGTTTTGAGCATTTCTACCAATACCGTGATCATGAGCAGCAATTTCTGGAGTTGATAATGTGTGTCCACCCACAGTTCCTGACACTGATCCTGAAACAGGTAAATCTTTCTGTTCTGTGGCTTTTGAACTAGTAAAAGTTGTTTGAAAAGTATCACTACCACCTGTGCCTGCGCCTGTTCCTGTGGTTACACGAAAAGCAGCATCACTTAATGCAGTAGCAGTATCTTGTGTCCAACCTGTTGGAGCGGATGCTTGATAGAAAACCATTTTAGTTCCTGAAGCAAAAGGTTCAACTCCTGTTAAACCAGCACCACTACCTGTAAATAAAGTAGCCTGAACTTGTCCATTACTTCTAAGTGTAATATTTCCTGAACCAGCAGTTAGATCTTGACCAGAAGTTACTGTGCCACCAGCATCCAAAGTAACTGCACCTTTAAAAGCTGTCGTGCCTAATTTGTCAACAGCATTATAAATCTTATAGTTTGAAGCACCTTCACAATAAACATGTGAGTAAGCTCCTTGTGTTATGACAAATCCATTAGCCGTGTGTCCAGTTGCAGCTATGGTAAGTGTTTGTGAACCAGTTGTGTTATTAAAGAAAACATAATCACTTTCAACAGCAGGAACAAAAACAACTATGTCTCCTGTTAAAGAGCCTGTTAACTCAATTACTTTATTAGCTGACTCAGCAGTAGGGTCAGCGTCTCCTGTTGTAAGAGTAATGTTTGAAGAACCTGCTACTGATTTGGCTAAATACCCTCCACCAAAAGCATCCAGAACATCTAAATTGTTGTTTGTTCTAGTACCCCAAGTATTGGCGTTAGCGCCAGTGGCCATTTTTTCTAATTTAAATCTACTTGTATATGTACTCGCCATGTTTAAACCTCTCTAAAATATATCCTTTTTTGTTATTCAAGCAACACTTTTTATGCTGCATTTACCTCTGTCCAAGTATTACTTGCTCCAGTCACCACGTTTGCCCAAGGCGTAGAAAAAGGATTACCTGTTACTATAGTTAAATCAAGCCCTGTTACATTTACTAAAGAACTAGCTGTAACTGTTTCTGTTCCTGTGGCAAAACTCATTGCTACAGTAGAAACACTTACAATTACACCAGTTCCTACCTCAACTGTTTCTGTTCCTGTAGCAAACGATGATGATAAGCTACCAAGAGTAACTAGAGCATCGGCCTCTGCCACCGCAGTTCCAAGAGTGGCAGTCATTGTCACTGCCGTTGGATCTACCTGTGTGAAAATATCAATGACAGGAGTTCCGATAGCAAAGTCTAATTGATCAGAAGGTGCTATGACAGCGACACTACCCTCACCTGATACCGTCGCTCCTGAAAGAGCAACACCAACTGAAAGACTGTCAAGAGTTTCAACTGCTGTTCCTGTTTGTGATGTGGTACCTAAAGCACCTGTTATTGCAAGACCTGTTGGTGAAACAATAACACCTGTACCAACTTCTTGAGTTGTGGTCCCAAGAGTTGTGGTCATAGTCACCCCTGTGACGCTAACCTCTTGTGTTATATTTTCATTCCAAGCAAAAGATCCCCATGTAGATCTACCCCAACCTGCATCGACTGTGCCCGATGCACTTTCAGTTCCTGTAGCAAATGATGTAGTTAAACTTGAAAGGGTAACATCAGTTCCTTCTTCAATACTAGAAGTGCCTAAACTAAATGAAGATGTAACACCTGTTAGTGGATAAATTGATTCAGCCTCACCAGTGGCTGTGCCTAGCGCAGAAGTTGTTTCAAGAGAACCTAATGTAACTAAACTATCAGCAACAACTGACTCTGTGCCTAATGCTGCTGTTGTCGATAACCCAGTAACAGATACTGTGATCGAACTTTGTTGGCCCCAAAAGCCTTGCCCCCATGTACCTTCACCCCAAGCATCTGCCATGGTAATGACCTCTTATATTAAGATAATCTTAATATAGCACTGTCTTTATCGTTAGTTGGGAATGCGATTGTGAATGTACCGTTTGTTGATGTTTTTACACTTCCGAAATCAAGAACACAAATAGCTGCATTAGTAGCGGCTGATGATCTGTTATAGATCAATGCTGCTTGTGCAGATATTGTTGCTGATGTAAAACTTGCATTTGCAAAGTCAACGAATGCTGTTGATGCTGTAACGCTAGTTGCTGTTAAACCAACAGTAGCACCTGTTAAGGTTGCACCACCTGCTGTATATGTTCCTGAATTACCTACTTCGTTTGTGGCTGAGTAGGCTGTTGTGTTTCCATTTAAAGTTGCAGAATCTGTATAAAGGGCAAGATTGATAGTGTCATTATCAATGTCATGATCCCCTTGAAGCAACTGCTGTTTAAAGGAAGCACAGACTGCTTGGTTTATTGCCATGTTTTATGCCCTCCTTAGGCTTTAGGGTCTGCAGAAGGTAATGCTACTCTTAACACTCCGTCTACATACTCATCTCTTCGTTTACGTCCCATCTGCTCATTAGCAAAAGCTTGAAGAGCTGTTTGGAACTTCTGGGTGTATAATTGCATATCTTGTACGTTTTTCAAGTATGAAAAGGTTTCAGATAATACTCCATACAATAAAACCTCTGGTGCGTTGTTTGAAACAAAAGTTGTGGTAGATGTTGTTCCAGAACCATTACCTAAACGCTCCGGTGTTTCATCATACCACATTTCTACTGTGTAAGCAGTATTAGGAGTAGGAGCCACAATCAATGTTGTTGCATCCCAATTAGCCCAATATTTAGGCTGACCTGTAAAATTTGTATCTGTCGTAGATCTTTCTTTTGCATATTCATCTATAAATGTAGCATCTCTTTGCTCCATCCAAGATATAGTTCCATCAGAACCATGTATTTGCAAACCTCTTGCAAATCTAAAGCCACCCTCTGGCCCTGATACATCTAAAAAACTGTTGTTAGCTTCAAATGTGGATGTTGCGTATCTTCTTTGTGCGTCAGTGTCTATTAGTCTATCAATTTGATTTTCAATGTTTGTAAGAAAAACATTGATAACAGAGTTAGATAAGACATCAGATGTCACTTCTGTATAGTTTCTTACATTATCTAAAAGTTCAGAATAATTCATGATATCACCACTGTCACATTACCAACCACTGATACAAGTGTCAATTTTTGATTCGGAATTTGAGGCAACATACTAGATGACGTTGTTGGTGCAGAACCATCATCTGGTGAGGTTCCTTGCACAGTTGTCATAAAAGCACTGTCTCCAGGATCACCAACAAACACAGTAACTGGCATTGGTTGCCCAAAGGTATTAGTGGTTGCATCATTAGGACCTGGTGGTGAGTTAGCTTTTAAAATTTTATTTGATTCTGGTCTTGGATCTCTAAGTGCTACAGGATCCGCAGGATGATAACCGGGATCTAACTGAGGATGCTTAGGTTCAAAACACGAAGGACAAGTAAATAGTCCATTCCATTCTTGTCTTAATTGTAAATATTTATATCGTTGCCCACATCTATCACAGATAGCTAAGGAACGATTACCATTTGCAAAGGTCATTTTACCCTACATAGAAACTACGAGGCACAATATTTACAGAGGTTGATTGACTGTCTTCAGTCAACGCTCTTTGTAATTCTGCTTCATATCTTCTTTCTAATTCTTGTGATCTTTCTGGTGCAACTTCTTGACCTAGATAATATGCAAGTCCTGATACAGTGCATGGTAAAAATCTAAACGGTGCATCAGGATCATTCGTGTATTCTCCAACATCTTGTATACGACCAACATAAAAATAATTTATCTGTGTATCAGTGGTATCTGGTGTTTGATATAAATTTATTTCTACATTAGATAAATTTCTTCTTACGTAATACTGACTAGGTGTTCCTGTTGAAAACTTATTAGGTATATTTTCATATTCTGATCTTGATATTTTAGTCATGCTTGTGTCAGTAGTTTCGCTACCATCTATTTTTCTAAAAACTAATTCTAAAACATCAGATGCATCACTCGGTGCAGTATATGTAGTTGTGCTTGCAGTTAAATTTTGTGTATGATTTTTTACTTTCCATAAATGTATACCTCGGTTACCCCACTCTGAAAAAAGCAAGTTAAGATTATCTCTTGCTGCTTGTAATTCATATCCAGTTCTTAAAGACTTACCACAACGTGCATACGCTCGTTCAATAATTCTATCAAAACTAAGATTGAAAGTAGTAGTTCCCGAGGTAGCCATTACATACCTCTTCTTGATTTATGTGGGTTTGCAGCTCCGCCGCCACGCATTTTCTGCATCATACCGCCGCCACGTTTCTTAACGACATTTTTCTTTTTCATACCGCCACCGCCACGCTTCTTAACAACGTTCTTCTTTTTCATAGCACCGCCGCCACGTTTCTTGACCACGCTCTTTTTTTTAGCTTTGCCGCCTTTTTTCATTCCAACGACATTTTTCTTTTTCATCATGATGTACGCTCCTTTTTAAATATACGTTCATATTCGTCTTGCCTTGTTTTTACGACCTCATCGTAATACTCGGCTGGCCATTTTTCATAATAACCTATCTTATGTAGTTTGCAACTTGCTTCATATAGCTGTTTAAATTTCTGTATTAACATCATAGAATAAGCTAAGTCAGTCTCATACTCGCAGTCATCCGTAGGCTCTACTAAAAACTCTTGTTCTTCAACTGACGCTGGATTACTAGGATGAAAACCCATGAAATAAACATCTCGTCTATTATAAGTCTTATTGTAAAAATCTATTTTATCTTGAAATTGTTCAGGTGTGTATTGTTCCCAAAAAGGATCACAAAAGATAATTATATCATGTTTCTTTTTGTTCCAATCTTTGAGTAATGTCGTTAGGTGTTTTTCATATTTTGATTTGTCAGATCTAACTTCTATTCTAAGCTTGCCATCTTTTCTCCACTTTGCAGCAAAAGGGCATGCAGGATAACCTAAGTGTTTATTCATTGGTTCTAAGACATTCTTAGACCAATTAATTACATCATCTTTTATTTTTTCTGCGAGTTTTTTTCTTGACAATTGTTTTGACCATAGTGGGTTTACCACCAGGATTACCAGCTTGTTGTTTACGCCGAACAGCGCTTGCTTTTTGACCTTTTGACATAGCTCTTGCTTTTGCTATGGGTACGCACTTAGGATAGTTTTTTCTTTTTTCTCCACCGCTTCTACCACATTTAGGATAAGATCCATCAGATCTTTTGTTGGCTATGTCAACCCAATTTTCCTTAACCCAAGCACGTAAACCCTTTTTAGCCATTACCAGATTTGATTATAAATGGCCCATAAAACAACCAAAACAAAAACGGCAGCTATTGCTTTACCCTTTTTATTTAAGTTATTCCACTTGCTCCATAACTTATTCATGATTTACCTCCTTAGACGTAGAGTTTGGTTTTTTTTCTTTTAGAATTTTCAACCATGCCACATCCTGCGGCAACGATTGATCCGCCTTTAGCCATACGATTAGCAGATACGGATTTTCTTTGTTGAGAAATTGAACCACCCATTGCTTTCTTTTTGGCTTTCTTTTTTCCACCAGGTGTTACTTTGCCTGAGCAAACCGCACTAGCATACATATTTGCATATGCGCTAGGATAGACCTTAAATCTAGCTTTTGCTGCAGCTTTACCTCTTGGACATAGTTTTCCCATTTCTACTTCTCCTTATACTTACTTTACCTTTTTTAAATATATTAGCAACTTGTGTTTTACCCATAACTTTAGCACGCTGTTCACCAACAGTAAGTATTTGAATTTTTCTTGCATATGGTTTTTTAATTTTACGAACTTTTGCGACTGTGCTTCGTGCATCGGCTGGAGTAGCAAATTTGATGCGAACAGTATCTTTAGGGTTTTCATCTGTATATAACCTTCGTCCAGAACCTTTAGGTTTTTTTCCTGTTCCTTTTTTTGGATCGGCCACCTATTACTCCTTTTAATGATTTTGCCTGTTTTGCATGAAGTTTAGAAGCTTTTTTCAAACCTTTAATAACTTTTTTTATTTTTTTGCTTCCAGGTTTGGAAACCTGTTGTCTCATTTGTGA